AAAGAAGGTGAAGGGGAATTAGATTTTAAAGGTGAAGAAGATTTTAATGTGGATGATGATTTAGGTATGGGTGGTGAAGAAATTCCTACTGACGATACTGAAGAAATTGCACCAGCACCTGAAGCAACTGAAGGGTATCAAAATGTTATGGATTCTATTTTTGGTGAATCTAAAGTTGAAAAAGTACTTTCTAACTATTTTAAAATTGAATCATCAGAAAAACCTATTATTGAAAATAAAAATAAGTTAGATTTTCTAAAACAAAAAATTAATAAGATTTCACAAAAAGAAGAAGTTTTAAGATTGTCAGTTAGCGAAAGCCAAACAAAAAAATCATTAGTTCTTTTAGAAGATTATAGTAATTCTAAATTTATAGGTAAAACTAACAAGAATAATTTAGTTTTTAAAATTAACGGTAAAGAAGTTAAAGTAACACCAAAAGGTCAAACTTTATGAATTTAATTTTTATAAACGAACTAGGTCCAAATTTTAGAGGAGATAATATATACGAATTTATCTTTTCAGACATAGATGACGTTTATGGTGAAGACTGGGATAGTGAGACGGCAAACGGAAAACCAACACCACCTCATGTTGAATTTATCAAAAGGGTTGGTGTTTTAAAAAACTCCGAAATTGAATTAGAGTTAATACAAAACTCTGATTTTTTTGGGATGTATGATGCGGTTGATGGTGTAATTGCTTTAGGTTGGGAAAAACCTGATAATTACGAAGGAAAAAGATTAGTGTTTCATTTTGGAGACGAATTAGAAACGGTTGAAAATAAATTATACGAGAAAGACATCGTATTAAAATGGGAAAAAAATTTAGTTAGTGATGAAAAATATGAATCCTAAAATAGTTAGACTTTTACACGAAGGTCTTTCAATTAATACTTTGGAAAACCTATCTAAAGAACAAGTTAATGTGTTATATTCTAAAATTGTAAATGAGCAACCAAAACCTGTTGAAAAAACAGTGACTTCTAAGGTTATTGAATTACCATCAGGAGCAAAAACTGCAATTGCAGGTTCAACAGTAACTAATCAAGGAGGTAAAACTGTTATCACTACAACACCAACTGAAGGTGAGTTAGAAGAAGATGAAGAATTCGATTCTATGGATGTTAAAAAAGGTGAAGATGACCAAGACCCAATTCAAAAACAAGGACCTGATGGAATGGGTGAAGGATATATTTCTGAAAAGGCGGTATCTAAACAACAACAAAAAATTATGGGTTTAGCTCTTTCAGTTAAAAAAGGAGATACACCAAAATCTAAAGTTTCAAAATCAGTTCAAAAAATGGCAAAAGAAATGTCTAAAAAAGATTTAACTGATTTTGCATCAACAAAACACAAAGGGTTACCTAAAACAGTAGAGGAAAAAGAAGTCGAGAAATTGGAAGAAAGTATTTTAAGAATCATCGAAAACCATTTACCTCCTCATACTACAAAAGGTGAATTATTAAACTATATTAGAAGAAACGCCTAATGAATGTCGTTATCAAAAGAACAAATATTACTGGAGTATGCTAAATGTGTAAATGATACACCATACGCACTTAGAACATATTTACAAACATACGATAACACACAATCCCAATACGTTCCGTTAGAATTATTTAATGACCAAGTAACTTTGGTTAAAGATTACGACACTTGTGAAGAAAATATCGCATTAAAGTATCGTCAGGCTGGTGTATCTACAGTTACATCTGCTTGGGCATCAAAAAGATTGGTGTTTGCTAAAAAATCAAAACCTGAAAAAATCCTAATTATTGCAAACAAACTTGACACTGCCGTGGAAATGGCAAACAAAGTTCGCGCGTTTGTTGAGCAATGGCCTAGTTGGTTAGGTGTAGGGTTTTCACCTGATAAAAATGCAGCAAGACACTTCAAGTTAACGAATGGTTGTGAGGTAAAGGCGGTTGCAACCTCAAAAGATGCTTTACGTGGGTATACACCTACCATCCTTATATTTGATGAGGCGGCGTATATTGATGCCGATGAGGACTTCTGGTCAGCATGTATGGCGTCCCTTTCAACAGGAGGTAAAGTTATTGTAATTTCAACACCAAATGGATTTGACCCAATTTATTATTCAATCTATAGTCAAGCGATTAAAGGTATGAATGATTTTAGAATCACTGAGATGTATTGGTTTAGAGACCCAAGATATTCTAAAGATTTAAAATTAATAAAATGTGAGGATATTATCCATTACATGTTAAATAGAGGTGATTATAAGGATGAAGAAATTATAATAGATTATTCTAATATTAAAGTTTCTGACCGAGATTTTGAAGAAATTAAACAAAAAATAGATAAAGGTTATAAACCATATTCTTCATGGTTTGAGGCTATGTCAAAAAAATTAAAATTTGACAAACGAAAAATTTCACAAGAGCTAGAGTGTAACTTCTTGGGTTCAGGAGATAACGTAATTCCACCTGAGACAATGAAAACCATTAAAGAAAAGTTTATTAGGGAACCTGAAAATAAATTTATGGGTGGTGTGTTATGGCAATGGAAAGAACCAATTGCAGGACACAGATACATTATGGGTATTGATGTTTCTCGTGGTGATAGTGAAGATTTTACAACATTTACCATAATAGACTTTGATGATAGAGAACAAGTATTAGAATATATTGCAAAAGTTCCACCTGATATTGTTGCAGAAATCGCCTTTAAATGGGCTACGATGTATAATGCGTTTATTGTTACCGATATTACCGGTGGTATGGGGGTTGCAACCTCTCGTAAACTACAAGAGTTAGGTTATAAAAACCTTTATGTTGATGGTGTAAATCCCGCCGATAAATGGAAGTGGGACCCTAAGGCAAATGATAAAATACCGGGGATTAACTTTAACTCAAAAAGAATTTTAATTGTCCAAGCATTTGAAGAGGCATTACGTTTTGGTTTTGCTGTTAGGTCACAGAGATTATTTAACGAATTAAATACGTTTGTTTATGTGAATGGTAGACCTGACCATCAAAAAGGACAACATGACGACTTAATAATGGCTATGGCTATGGCGATATATGTCGGGGAATCTTCTTTTGCCCAATTAGAAAAGGCAACAGAACAAGCAAAGGCGATGATTGAATCTTGGACTACCGAAAAACGTGACTTTAAAGATTCATCACAGAATTTTAATCCGGGTTTACCTGTTGATATGTATAATCAGTATAGGACTGGGTCATCTCAAGTAACAAGAAGTGATTATGAAAAGTATTTATGGTTATTCGGTGGTAGAAGAGTTTAGTTTATTACTGATGAACCTATTATTTATATAAAAAAAACTATGGCAGAACAAAAATATACAGTTTGGCAAAGATTAAGTAAGGTTTTTGGACCTACAGCCACATTGGACCAGCAATCTCCTGTTTTTAAATTTGATAAAAAAGAATTACTTAAAACAACTAGTAAAGCTGAATTTGAAAAAGAAAAACTACAGGCACAACAAACTATGTACATTGGTAAACAATGGCAAAAAGTTGAAAGTAACTTATACACTCAGGCAGTATATTATGAACCAACAAGAATGGCTTCATATTATGATTATGAATCAATGGAGTATACTCCTGAAATTTCTGCCGCTTTAGACATATATGCTGAAGAATCTACCACACCAGATAAAGATGGTCATATATTACAAATTTATTCAGAATCAAAAAGAATAAAATCAGTATTAGCCGATTTATTCAACAATAGATTAGACATCAATACCAATTTACCTATGTGGACAAGAAACACATGTAAATTTGGGGATAACTTTGTTTACTTGAAATTGGACCCTGAAAAAGGTATCGTTGGGTGTCAACAGTTACCAAACATTCAAATAGAACGTTTAGAAAAAGGAATGAGATTCCAACCTGACAAATATTCCCAAGAAATGGAGAATGATGCGTTGAAGTTCACATGGAAAGAAAAAAACATGGAATTCAATGTGTGGGAAATGGCTCATTTTAGAATTTTAGGTGACGATAGAAAATTACCATATGGAACTTCTATGTTAGAAAAAGCTCGTCGTATTTGGAAACAACTTTTATTATCCGAGGATGCTATGTTAATCTATCGAGTATCAAGGGCACCTGAAAGAAGAGTATTTAAAGTATTTGTTGGGAACATGGACGATAAAGATGTCGATGCATATGTTCAAAGAGTAGCAAGTAAATTTAAAAGAGACCAAATTTCTGACCCAGCAACGGGTAATGTCGATATGAGATATAATCAGTTGGCGGTTGACCAAGATTTCTTTATTCCTGTTCGTGACCCCGCAGCAACAAATCCAATAGAGACATTACCGGGTGGGACAAACTTAGCTGAGATTGCTGATATCGAATACATCCAAAAGAAATTAGTTACAGCCTTAAGAATTCCTAAGGCGTATTTAGGGTTTGAAGAAGCGGTTGGTGATGGTAAAAACTTATCATTATTAGACATTCGTTTTGCAAGAACGATTAATAGAATTCAAAAATGTATGATTGCAGAATTAAACAAAATTGCAATTATTCACCTATTCTTATTAGGTTTTGAGGACGAATTAACAAACTTTACATTAGGTCTTAGTAACCCGTCTAAACAATCTGATTTATTAGGTATTGAAGTATGGAAAGAAAAAATAACCCTATACAAAGATGCTGTTGCTGAAATACCTAACACAGTTGCACCTGTATCTGCATCGTGGGCTAAAAAACATATTTTAGGTTTCTCAGACGAAGAAATCCGATTAGATATCCAACAACAAAGAATTGAAAGAGCAGTATCTGCCGAATTAGGTAAAACTGCTGAGGTTATTACTAATACAGGTTTATTTGATAATATTGATAAATTATATGGTAAAAAAGATACTGAAAAACCCGCTGAAGGTGGAGAATCACCTGAAGGAGGAGCACCTGATATGGGTGGTGGGGCGCCACCAATGGGGGGTGAACCATCTCCTGAACCACCAGCTCCTGAAGCTGGAGGTGCTGAATTAGCACCTGAAAGATTTGTTAGAGATGACTTAAATTTACTTTTAGAGGAAAACCTTTTTGGTCAAGATGATTTTATGGATTTAGGTAAAGGTAGAAATTCATTAGTCGAAATAGACGATAGATTGAAAGAATTACTAAATAGATAATATTTATATAGAAAACTTGAAATGAATAACTTTGGAACTATTAAAAGTAAATTAGAAAAAGCAAGCGTTGACTTGTTTGGTAAAAAAGAGTTTTCAACCTTTATGAGTAACTTTAAAAAAGGTATTTTAGAAAACAAAGATATGAGTGAAATATATTTTATATATGATGACTTATCATCTAAAAAAGGTATCTCAAAAGATATTGCAACGGATTATGTAAATGAATCTATTGAATATTGTCAAATATTAATCGAAGGAAATAAATCAAAAATTAATAAAATTGATAAATGGATTTCTAATTTTGTATCTGAAGTTGAAAATAAATATAATAGTATCGATACTCTTATTTATAAAAATTCTATTAAAAACTTAGAAACAGTTTTAGAGTCAAAGAAAAATATCATTTCAACTATAGTTTCAGAAGAAACGAAAAAACAAGTAAAAGAATCAATCCAACTTCCAATTACAACTATGGTTAAAGTTGCAGAAGATAATATAAAAGGACAACTTGAAAGTTTATCAGAATCTGAAAGAAAAGAAATTATTTCAATAGTTTCTTTATCAAAAAAAGAATTAGATAAAGAATTTAATGAACTTAAAGAAAGTGTTATTT